AAAGCCGCGGCAGAGCCGGCGAGGGCGACGAGTATGGGGATATAGCCCGAAACTCCATACGTGTAAGTGGAGTAATCGATCGCGGCTGGGCCCACGGTCCTAACCAGTCTGTAGACGAGGTCAAGGTAGGAGTGACCAGCATCATCATCTTTATGGAATTCCTCAACTTCGATGTCATAGCCGTTAACCGTGCCGTACGTCAACGTGTTGCCAGAGCCACCGCCGAGGAGAACTTCAATGGAGAGTGTAACCCACTCCCCAAGCTTACTCCAGACGAAGGTCTCGCTATTGGGGAGGTCAGGTCCGCCGGCCTTCGTGCTTCCACGCAGGTCGATGGCGACATCGCCATCGTTAACCACGCTGGTTAGACTGGCGTTGAAAGCCCCAGAAGGTGACTCACCCATGGTGGCGGCTGCCGCGTCACCTGGTGCCTTGAGGCCGCTAGCGGGTAGCTGGGGGGACATGAACTCACAGGAGTACTCGACAAAGAGTTTACCAACGCTCAATGCTGATGGCGCACCCTCAGTACCGAAGATGAAAGTTCCGCAATCGCGGAGTAGAATGTCATGGAGGGAGGCGAACGTCCCGACATAAAAACTCTTGAGTTGATCGTTCATGAGCCCACAGTTGACCTCCATCGTGACCCGCTTGCTTGCCCACGTCGGGAAATCGATACTGCCGAGGTAAGACGCGAGGGTAGTGAAGTCTGGCGGGGCTTCGTCCGTGGCGTCGATGTCAAAACCCATAATAGCGCTGCCAACCCGAGCAGTAGAGCTCTGGGTGTGGTAGTGGAATTTGAGTTTCGTGAACTTGTACCGCTCCCAGTTGACCGATTCGTTAGAAAGGAATGGGAATAGTACATAGTTAGCCGGGTTCACCGCCCATGTGGAGGTGGAGAATCCGATTGAGTCTTGCACTGTTGCGAAGAATTCTGTGTGCTCAACGGTCTTTCGTAGGGCACCATCGGTGTACCTCATGGATACACGCGGGCCTTGGTTAGTCCGTGAGCCTTCGTAGTACTGCCGGGGAACGGTGTACTTCTCCACAGTTGAAC